CCCGTCTGACTAGGACGGGCCCCGCGGCCGAAGCCGGAAATTTATAGTCGTAAAGCTGTAAATGAAAGCCTTGTGTTGCAAAGCTCGCACCTGTTCAGGTGACGGGATTACCCCCCGAACTCGTCTGGGTCAACGTCGTAGGTGACTTGAACTAAGCTAGGAGTTACGCAACCCAACGCAATGTCAGGAAATAATTTCCTTATTTCTGACCTCCGAATGTCAATTAAGGCTGTTGTCGTCGTCGGACCTTCTCTTTTGTACTTAAGAGTGGTAGTCAAATCTTCCTCGTGTATTAACTTCCTATACACGAATGCCCCAATGTCCTCTTCCATAAGGCAGAGACCATCGGGTTGCTTTTCCTTGTCATAGATAGTCGTCTTCAAGAAGGACTTAATGTGCTTCAACGTCTCGAGCTGTGTGGCCCCCCTTTTGTCTGCGAATCTAGCAGCCGGTTCCAATGAATAAAATTGCAACCTCCTTTTATCCTCAAAATCCGCAACGTTCCACTTAATCCTACCACCCACAAATATAGCACCATCGCTGATGGCATTCTTCAATGACCTGGATCACAACACGAGGTCCTCTTCTAAGTGGACCAGATATGCAAGCAGATGATATGAAACACTGCAGCGGTAGAAGGGTCTACTGCCCCCCGCATTCTCTTGTTCCGACCGCACGACTTTAGTTTTACATTGGCTCTACGAGGATCAAAGTCAATTAAACTCTGTATATTGTCACAAAGGTTAGCGACCTTCAATGCCCGTTTAACAACCTTAGCGTGAAGCCTAGGCGTGTTCACCGGGTTAAGATGCGTAACCGCTTTAATGTCGAGCGCATCGGTCCTCAATAACTCTATATATGTTTCTAGAGCTTGCTGGTCCAGACTCGAAGAGAGCCTGGGCTTCAACTTACACCAGAAAACAGAAAATGAGTCATTTTTAGAAAACCGAGAGTGTAGTAGACGGTAAAATTCAAGGTAGCGCTGTATTGGTGGGAGCATGAAAGCTTGCCAAGAGATGGGTGTTATCTCATCGGTACCATTTATTAGTCTTTTACAAAATTCGAAACCACCGTGTCTAGAGGTTATTCTCTTACCTTTCGATTCAGGAATTTCGAACAAGTTCAAGATTCGTAAATATGCTTTTGAGAGTCCTTCATCTCAAATCACGTTGTCATCACCCAGAATGCAGTAATTCAGCGGACAATTATCTTTAAAGGCCGCGTATTGTATCAGGAAGTGATGTGTCAGTGTTGCGACTGCTCAACTACTTAACAGTCCCATAGGCTGCCCTCTGGTATAAGTGATGAACTTATCATTCTCCTTATCTCAGATTGGCGCCCTCATAACCTCAGCTCATAAGTCTGCAGTTTCATTATCAAACAGCTCTGATACCACCACTTTCTGGAGTGACAAGGGTAAGTAGTCAGTGAAGTTCTTTAAGTCGATGCAATCCCTGAACTTGGTCTGGGAAGCTCGTAATTGTTCAATCCTTTCATAGGCGAAATAAGTAGCGTCATGTTGATCTAAAGATTTCAGAAGACTCATTACGTGATTGTGCAACGGAAGAAGAGCATTCTGGGACCAAAAGTCCCCGATTACGATTATCCGATGCTTGTGTGCTTTCTCTTGGAGAACGGAAAGTCTCCTTAAGTAGTCACCTTCACAATGGATTTTTGAGTTAAATCGGTCATCAAGGATTAATTGGTTCATAAAAGTTCTTTTGAGTTTTACATTCAAATGAATAAGGGTTCTTTTAAGGGGATGCTCATTTAACACTGAGCGTTCTGCCATGGCAGAGTAGAAAGATTGACCATAAACTCCTTGGGCACTTGAACAGTAAATTTCTTCGCTGGACAGGTACTCTCGTTGTTTGAGAGATCTTAGTAAATCAGACCTCTTTACAAAAGAAGTGAAGTCGGTTAAGGCCTCATCGTTAACGTTATCTATCGGACCCTCA